GGTTGGACCAGTGACTTACAGAATCAATTAACCAACTCTGCCTTGTTGATCCGAAAGTACCAGCGTAGATTAAGATTAATAAAGATGTGATGGGAAGACTTACAGAATTGTTTGCTTTAATTGATATGACGGCAGAAGATAGGAAGAAGTATGTATATGGGAATAACAAAGATATATACTTCTCGCACCTTACTATTGATGATGATATTCTTAAAACTATTAAACCTAAAAAGGAATGAGATACATCCCCCACGAAGATAATTGGGAGAAAGAATACTTCGAAGACCTAAAGCAACAACGCAAGGTGAAGAAAGCTAAGAAACTTAAACAGATCAATAAATGGAACAAGAGCAAAAGCCCAGCGAAGAAGGGCAAATAATCTATCTTGTTAAAGTAAAGGTTGCCTATAAAGTTAAAAGAGGAAACGGCTACATTAACAACTATAGAGAAATGAATTTTCCGACAAGAGTTAAGAGTATTCAAGATATGAACGGCAACCCCGATATGATAATGAGGTTAATGGGTTCTCTTGGTTTGAAAGGAAAAAAGGTTTACGACTTCTATGTAATGGAAGAACTATATCGAAAGGAAATAAGCAAAAGCTTTGCCCATAAAGAAGGAGATTATGAAAGAGAATTTGGTAACCATTAAATAAATAACAATGAGAAACTTTATCTATAGAGCCGAGGAGTTAAAGGATTCGCTAACACAACTTCGCGAGAACGGAGTAAGCAAAGGAGCTTGGACGGGATTTGATTCCCTGTTTGACAAGTATTCCGTAAAGAAGGGATCTACCACATACATCTATGCTGGTGCCCACCAAGGAAAATCCCAGTTTGGATTTGAACTGATGATGAACCTATCAGAATATTCCGGATGGACCTGGGCCGTATATAGCCCAGAGACTGGATCACCTACCGAAGTGTTCGCAGAACTACTTTGGGTATATCTGCGTAAGCCTTATCTCGTTAACGACAAGGTAACTGCCTCTAATGAAGAGGCCGAAAGAGCAGTAGAATTTATCAATAAACATTTCTATATTATAGACTCCGGTCTACAGGACCTCAGCGTAGAGGGTTTTTATACTTGTGTCAGTGAGATAGAAAGTAAAGGTGTGAAGATAGACGGATGTCTTATAGACCCGTTTACGGAGATTAAGACAGATGTAAGTGCTGGAGTTAGAGATGATATCGCTATTGGCCAAGTGCTAACTAAAGTGCGGAAGCATAGTAGTGATAATAACTACCACACAATAGTTACCGTTCATACAAAGCATCAACAAGCTAAGTATAAGAATGGGATACCCTATGTAGATAAGCCTACAATGAACGATATCGCCGGAGGTATGCAGTGGTCCAGAAAGGGTATGATGATCATAAACGTATGGAGATGTCCGTATGGACTTGAAGATGCTAACGGCGTTCCTTACGAGCCTAATCAAGTAGAGATCACTGTCGTTAAAGCAAAGCCCAAGATTGTAGGTAAGTTAGGCAGTGTTACACTATACTACGATAAGGTAAAAAATAGATACTATGAGCTGGATGAATTCGGTGGCAATCGATTTGCTTATGATAACCCGGATAAGCCATCACCAGTTATACCTACACCATCACAAGAAGAATTAGAATTTTAATGGAAGCAGAAAGAAGTTGGGCAGAAGCCTATAGAAAGAGTTGGTGCGAGATGATCCGTGCCTACATAAAGTTTAACCTTGTAGACGATGTTGAGGTCGTAGATTATAACATCATCAAGATCAAGGGCAAAGACTATAAAGTTGACATAACGGACTACACTGGAATATCTGAGCGATATATATTCTTTAACCCTACGAACGGAAGAATGGTTATTGAAAATGATGGCCGTAGAAAAGTTTATAAATTTGAGGTCGGATTACTTGATTAATTTCATTATATTTACTATATGAACACAAAAGAATTGATTATAAAAACCTCTCAAGAGGTGACTAATCTACTCTTAGAGAAGAATGCTGCTTACGGGGACTCGGCTCTTAACCCCGTAGGCATCTTCTCGAGAGGTAACGCCACTGAAAGCCTATGTGCCCGGATCGATGATAAGCTTATGCGTATCAAGAGCCGAGGCATTACCGACGCCACTGAAGATACTGTGCAGGACTTAATAGGATACCTTATCCTCTTGAAGATAGCTATACACCAAGAGAATGAGTTGGAAGAAGAATGAAAAGGATTTATTCAATCACCTAAAGTCTAACTACATACAGGACCTTGAATGGTCCGGTGATGAGTTTTCACACTACGATTGCTATTCTGTTAATTATGAGTGTGATATAGAACTTAAGTGTAGAAACAAGCACTACGACGAACTGCTGATAGAGAAGTACAAGTACGATAAGCTCCTTATGAGAGCGCAAAAGTACCTTTCGATACCAGTATACATTTGTCAAACTCCCGAAGGCATATTCGCTTTTAATCTCGCTTCACTACCTCAGCCTCAATGGGAAACCAGAGGTATGCCAAAGACATCCCACTTCAGTCAACGCCAGTTCGTAGACAAGGAGGTGGGATATTTTAATGTAAGTAACTCAAAGAAATATGAGTAAAGAAGACTACAGAGAAGTAACGTTTTCGTTGCCAAAGGCTCCAAGCCTTAACCAATTCTATGCTGGTCGCCATTACTCAGTAAGACAGAAATATAAAAAAGAATACAATGCAGAAATTAAAAACGTTTTTGATAGGTATGATAAGTTTTTTGCTGATACCTATAAGATTGATCTTATTCATAATACTCGCTATGATTGCGATAATGTTATTATTACCATTAAGTTTATCTCGGACTATCTTAAAGACAACGGCTATGTCACAGATGATTCTAAGAAATACTTCAAGGGCCTTAGCATTCGTGTTGCTGATGATGGAGAAGATGTTGAGAAGAACGAAATCCTTGTTAGTTTAAAGCTTTATGGATACGAAGAATTACCAGACTTGTAAATTAATTAAGAATAGAATCGATCTGTATCTCTATGAGATGGCTCGACTCTTTACTTATATAGGCACAGATTCTACTGTAGAAGAGATTCAAGATGCTTATAGACGAGAAAGAGAATACATTGAACTAATAGCAGAGCTTGATCCGGAGAAGGCAGAAAGGCTTCGCTCCTCTTATTAATATGTGGACTGAAAATTACTACGAAGATTTAAGTGCAGATGAAGCAGATTTCATTCTCGATATATACCGAGCCATCGACTCTTTGGTATACTACGACCAGTCAGTTACATTGGTGCGACTGGGATTTGAGCTTGGCGTAAGCCCTCAAGAACTCGCTGATTATCTACCTACTATCGTAAACATACTAACTAAAGTAGAAGACGAGTATGCCGAGGTACGACAAGGCCCTAATTGAAAAAGAAGCGATAGCATCTAAGCAGCAGGGCTGTATAACTAATGACCTTGGTAAGTTTATACTACAACGCAGTATAGAAGTTGCAGGATCTGCATTTGTTACTGATGGTAGCGAAGAACTTAAGCAAGCGTTGATCGACGCTGCTGTAATGAGAACCTGTGAGAAATTCCTATACTATTATACAGAAGGCAAGTCTGCCGCTAATCTTGTGATTAGTATTATATACTCAACAATGACCAATAAGATCGTATCGCTAAACCATAGTGATGTGTACGGTCAAAACATAAAAGGTTACCTCACATTTATAGAAGATGGTAAAGCCGTTACCAAGTTAAAACGGTATATTAAGGATGATTATTTAAGTGAAAAATTATAATGATGGAGATTTATAACGATTGGATTTTAGTTAGTTCTATGGGATTGATGTTTGCATTCCTATTTATTTTTGAACCATACGGATGGGTGATGGAAAGAGTATTGCCGTTTAAGCCATTTAACTGCGTTCTATGCCTTTCTTTCTGGTGTAGCATACTCTTGTATAGCTACCTTGGAGTTAATCCCTTATACGCCATTTATACAGCTTTTATCGCAGAGCTGTCTTACCGAAAGTTAGTTAATGAGTAAGAAAGTGTTAGACGTGTGTTGCGGGCCAAGAGGTATGTGGTTTGACAAAAAAGATGAAAGGACTTTGTATCTTGACAAAAGATGCGAAACACATACTAACGATTACCCAAGCGGAAATAAATCGTTGGTAATCGCTCCAGATATTATTGGAGACTTTACGGATATTAAACAGCCCGATAATTCTTTTTACCTTGTTGTATTTGACCCGCCGCATATTAAGCGTAACGCTCTGGGTGAAATCACAAAGAGATATGGTAATCTTGAGGGAGATTGGAAAGAGATGATACGACAAGGATTTAGAGAGTGTTTCCGAGTTCTAAAGCCTAACGGTACCCTTATATTTAAGTGGAACGAAGTGCAATTTCCTATAAAAGATATATTAGAACTTACTGATGAGAAGCCTTTATTTGGACATAAGAGCGGTAAAAAAATGCAGACTCACTGGGTAACGTTTATAAAGGATGAGTAAAGAGAAAAATGTAAATTATAACAGTGGTTGGCTCTTCCTTTATTGGGACGAGCCTCTTTTTTCTAACTCTAATATTAACGACAATGCCGATACCAGTTCCCAATCTAAAGGAAACAAGACCAGAATTCACAAATAGATGTATGAGCAACGAATCAATGATGGATGAATACCCGGAAACATCCCAACGATTAGCAGTATGTTACACATCGTGGACATCGGAAATTAAAAAAGTAAAATAATGGAAGGACTAACAAGAGCATTCCATATGTTCTTCGAATACTCGGAATTTGATTCTCCGGATCAACCTGGGAGTTACGAGAATATGGATGTGTCATTTCTAAACAAACTATCTAAAGCTCGTGAGCTTGCCGCTATAGGATTTAAGATCACAAGCGGATATAGAAGTGATGATCACAACGCAAAGGTAGGTGGCGTACCCTCAAGCAGCCACACAATTGGTAGAGCCGTAGATATCTATGCTCCTACCTCAACACAAAAATATATTATTATTAACGCTCTTCTCCAAGTAGGGTTTAATCGTATCGGTATAGCAAAGAACTTTATACACGTTGATGATGACCCAAGCAAAAGTGAAGATGTAATCTGGACCTACTAATGAAAAATGATTTTGATGTAAGCGATTCGTTCGCTGACTTCGTAGACGAAATGACTAATGACGAGAAAAACGATAACGCTCAATGCTCCATTGATAATCCAGAGTGTGAGGCGTGTGGTAGCTGATTATGAAAAATCCAATAACAAAACTATTTACAGGGGGTGCGAAGGAAGCTGTGGAAGCAGTTGCCAATGTGGTAGATAGATTCGTAACTACACCCGAAGAGAAAGAAGCTGTGCGTCAAAGCATAGAAGAAGAAATTACCAAGCGTTGGCAGGCCGATAGCCTTACCGATTCTTGGTTGAGTAAGAACGTTAGGCCACTAACCCTTGCAACCGTTATGATATTCCTTGTACTTATGACCTTCTTTGAAGGCTTTGGTATTAGTAGTGTTAACGAAAGATGGATTGGGTTATGGGAGCTGGTAAGCGTAACAGTGATAGGCGGTTACTTCGCAGTAAGAACCGTGGACAAGAGAACAAAAATAAAGTAAGTTGGTGCGAATATGAACCAATAGAATGTACCTGTAACGGTACTTGTAATAAGAAGGGGGGACGTTAATCGTTCCCCTTTTCTTTTTGGGATTCTTTGTATCCCTTCTCATACTCAACGTGCATCTCAAGAATATAGATTCTATCCTCTATGTCGTTGATTACAACAATCTTTTTATCAAGCCTTTCGTGTACGGTATGTAGCTCCATCTTTAGAGATGAGAATTCTGCATAGATACCACCCGCTGCAAACACTGCTGCAACAAGCCATATCAACATAGACCAATTTTCTTTTATAAAGGATTTACTTTCTTCCGCCATTGCGCTTATTCATAAAGTACCACTTCTGTGCGGTGTAACCTATGGATGCTAAAAGCAGTAATATCTTGAGGGTATTCTCCAAGTTAGAGAACGACAGTGCCATTGTAGACGAATTGATTAGAAGTACTTTCAAGTCTGTAGTATCCATTACGGGTTGTAGCTTACTCCTCCGTCTTCGCAGGACTTATATATGATACCATCTTGAGGGTAGAACACATCACCTTGGTAGGTATCCTCTTCATCAAATAAGTCATTGTCGCAACCATCGGCAGTAGCGATTGCTTTAATTGCCGCATTGTCAAGGATATAGTTAGTGATACGTTTGTTGATATAAGATAGTTTACTATCAACAGTAGTAGATATGGTGTCAAGGATGTATTGGTCTTGCTTCTGCTCCTCCGCTTTAGTTGTTGCAGTTGCAGTGCGTAATATAGAAATAGCTGCTTTCGCAGAGTACATAGCCAAGGTATACTTTACCAGCTTAAACAAACCCTGTTCTGCTACATTTAATGTTTCTGCTAATACTTTAGCCTCAATATCTTCATAGAGACAAGTACCTAATAAGTCTTGTATTGATGTGTATTGCTCCAATTGGATTAATGCCAATAAAGCACCTCTGTCCATACGCTTCGGTAAAGGGAAGTTTTGGTACAGGTAGTTATCGTCTATGAATATTACGTCAACCATTATTATACGTCTTCAGTGTTAGCACCTTTAATACTCTCCAAGTTGATTGGTTCCTCAACAACAGATAGATTCATTTGGTCATAACCTACAGTAGCAAAGATTCTGTTTACAGAGTCTAAAAGAATTTCTCTATTAGGTAGCGTTTCAGTCGCTCTAAATATTTGGTAAGCCGTAACAAGTTCGTTACCTGTGCCTCCCAATTTACCACTAACCATAACACCAAATAGAGTAGGAGAAGTAACGTTGTGGGCTGTAAGTATTTTGGCATCATTAAGTTTTGATAGAACGTCTACTGTTTTGTCTAAATTGGAAACGTCTAATGGCTCAAACTTTGGAGCATCCTCCTCTTTCTTTACCCAAGAGACAATAAAGTTATCTGCATCAGCTCCTGTAAAGGACTCCTTGAACTTGTTGTACTCCTCACGCTTCTGCTCTGCACTCATATTTCTACCAATGAAGGTAGCCAATACTCTTGGCGTAAAGCCGTTCTCGGCAGAGTTCTTAATGTGCTTACCAAAGCTGAAGTCAGACTCAATATAATGGAACGCAGAGATGTAGCTGGGTACACCATAATATGGGTTACCACTATAAGGGTTACCTACATAAAGGACCGCTTCAGTACCACTCTTATCAAACTTGTTGAAAGCCTTAATCTTACGAGGCTCATTGTGCTGTACAGAATTAGAGCCATAGCCGAAACTTCTACGGACGATGTAGTGTGTTACCTCACCTTTATCATTTGGCTCCGCTACACGCACTCCTTTAGGGTCTAAAGACTTAAATTCAAGTATCTTTGTACGCCCCTTATTCCAACGCACATAAAATGCTAATGCACCCTTATGCTCGTATTGGAATGATGCGTGAGTTAGTACCTCGTATAATCCTTTGTTGTTACCACCACAGTGGTTTACAAAAGCCTTTAGTTCTGCTTTAGCCTTATTGGTTTTAGCAAAGTCATCAGTGTAGTCAATGTCGTTACCGACTACCATCTTCGCCTTCTTTGTTAAGATACCGCTATGCACAGGAGATTGGCGTAACATCTTCTCAAGAATAACTGGGAAGTCATCGTTAACACCGAACTTAATGTAGTCACCTACAAGAGTATGTCCTAATTTGTAACGACCATTAAGGTCTTCAATAGAGTTCTCTAACTCGTTTGTTGCGATAGAATGCTCTGTAGCTTGCACATAAGTGTTAGATGCAAAGAATTCTGATATATTAGATAGTAGTCCCATTGTATTAATTTACAATTTATAGGTCAGTAAACCTCACGGTAGAGCCATAAATACCTGTACCCGTTTGAGTAACTGTATAATCTTGCACCTCTGTAAGATACTTGTAGCTGTCACCACTGTTTGTTATGGTAAGCTCGTACTCGCCACCTTCAATATCGTTAGATAAAAGGTCTATGTTAATCTGAATGAAGTCCTTACAGGAGTCAAGGTTGTTAAGGTCAGTAAGGTTGGTAATCGTTAGACTACCAGTACCTACCACCTTATCCAATGTAACGTCAAAGCTGTTTACCGT